GATGAAAAATTATCTAATAATATTATATCTTGTGCAGATATATTGTGTGCAGAGCTAAAAGTTATTGTAACTGTCGGCGATCCATTAGTCGTGGTAAATGCACTTGTAAGCGTGGTTGTAGATTTGATAGGGTGTATGTCATAATATACACCTCCAGAGAAAGCATATAAAATTCTGTTTGTACCAATGATTGCGTATTTTCTAGCTAAACTATTTACGAAATGATGCAGCCCTCGACCAGCTCCTGTGAGATTACTATCTCCTAGCTGCTTCCAACCACCTATCTTTTCTGGAATACCATAACGAAATCTGACATTATCGCAGTCTGTCCATTGACCCTCTGCTCCTGTGTCTGTAATTTGTTTATTTATACCTGGCTGAAAACCTATCTTTTGTAGCATAATAATCCATTATACCTATTTTGCAGTTAATTAACAGATTAAAAGCAGGGAGAGGGTGTGGTGGTGTCTCTCCCTACCAGTCTATTGTATAGACTATTTTGTAGAATTAGTCAACTTTGCACCCTTAAACCATGAAGGAAGACCTATCAAAGGTCTTTTATCTAAGGCATTTTCTTTTGCCATTTTAGACCCTGCTCTGTTATAATGTAAAAATACTTGACCACAGTCTTTACCTGTAAATTCTTCTCTCCAGTGTTCTAAGTCACATCCAGAATATATTAACATGTCACCTGGATTTAATTTTACTTTAACCCCAGCTTGTCCTTCTTTACCAGTTGGATCTAAATATATTGGCCAGTCATCACCACCTAAATTTAAAGTTGTAGATATTTCACAAGAATACCTATCTTTGTGTCTAGCTAATACATCACCTTTTTTATAAATTCTAGCGTATGAATATGTTTCTGATAATTTTAATCCTGTATGTTTTTCCATAACAGGTTTTACTTGTTGTAACAAAGTCTCCATAGCAAGATCACCATAATGTGAGTATGTATTTGGAACTTGATGATCATTCCATATGCCCCAATATTCTGTAAATGGTGATATGTATCTTGTATCAAACAATACTTTGGCTACATTTCTTTTATTTAAAAAATACTTATATACAAAATCTGCTAACTCTTTTGATATTGCATTTTTTAAAACACTGTATTTATTTTTCTTGAACGACATTTAAAACTCCTTTTGGTATCGCTTGACAGTTCCAATGTATAAACCTAAATGGTTCATATCCCATATCAACAACATATTGATGTGGCATATAAGATGGAAAAAACATCATTCTGCCTGGTTGAACTTTATAATTAATTTGTGAACTTGCATACGTTATTTTTCTCTTGTCTTTTTCTGGTAAAAGATTCATAACATTTCCTGGTCTTGGATCTTCAAACATAGGTAGAGATGTTCTATCACTTGCTTTTAAAAAATAAAAACCTGATATATGTCCATTCCAATGTGTGTGTAAAGTATGATGTCCACCACCTTTTTTAGCAAACTCTTGAACCCACAGTTCTGTTGTGAATACCTGATAATTAGTTAAATCAAAACCCATTTCACCTAATAAATTATGTGCTGTTGCTCCTACGTAATCCTGTAATTCTTTAAATTTAGGATCACCAATTAAAGACGTTGAGTGAAACACATGGCCCATATCTCCTTTGTCACCAAAGCTTTTATTACGTTTATCTATATCTTGTTTTAATCTTTTTTGTGAGTCTTTAATATATTTATCAGAAGCTTTATTTAATTTTTTAATAAACTTAGATTCGTCTACCCACCATATTGGACACTTAAAATATTCTTCTAAATTTAATTGTTTTGGAAAACTCATTTATATGGCCACCCTAAATTCCAAATAACTAAACTATATCTAGATCCTTTTTTAACTGGACATACTCTGTGCCACACAAAACCAGGAAATACAACTAAAGAACCTTTTGGTAATATCTCTTTACATTTTATAATGTTAGGTTTTTTGTCTGGATCTTTGTTTCTAAAATCAAACTCTAATTCACCACCTTTATAATCTTTTGGATCTGATAAACTGACTGTTACAGATAACTTTCTAATTTTTCCATGATCAGGTGAGTTTGGATTTTCTCTAATGTATGGTCTATCCCAACCATCACAGTGCCAATCATAAAATTGACCTTTTTCATATTTTGTAAATTGACATGATTCAGAATAATCCCATTGAAAATTCCAACCTGCATTTGCGTTTGCTTGATGAACATATGGTTGTATTTCTTTATAGATCCATCTATCACTCATCCAAACAATATTAGAATCTCTTTTAGTTTTTAAATCTTTTATTTGTTTTTTATTTAAATTTTTACCATGACCAAAGCCACCAGTCACAGCCATTTGATCTGAAATAGATTTTCCGTACTTAACTATCTCATCACAAATACGACTTGGAATTGCTGATTGAAAATACCAATAATAATTTGTTAAATTCATCTTTCTATATTTCTTTCCATATTTTAAAATCTAATTTATACATATTTTTTATTATGTCAATGATATTGTTGGATAATTTAATTTTGTTATACCCATCCAAAACAAGGTCTTTTTTTTGAGTTATTGGTTTAATTTTAAATTCAAAATTATTTTTAATCCATTTACAAAAATCTTCATTAAACCCATTTTCAAATTTCCATATTTTAGTGTTCATGTCTAAATAATTTATTTGAGGTGTAAAAAAATTGTTGTGATAACTATAATTATTTCTTTGTTTTTCAATATAAGACACTATGTCTTTTTTAATTAATTTTATATCTGTTTTATTAATAAATACATCATGACTAATTGCACTTAATATTCTATCTACGGGATTTCTAAAAATAGTGAATGTCTTTATATTATTAAAATTATATAAAGTTTTATAATAAGGATATGGTAGATGCATTTTAATCATACCATTAAACTTGTCATTAGGGTTTGAGTTGTCTTCAATCGGATAGTGTTTAAACATATTATATATATGCCTACCACCCGTTCTAGGTATATGTATAAAATAAATTAATCCACCACCTTTAATTAACATTTATGCAAATTTATTAGCTTTATATGTTCCTGATACTGTAAATGTAGCTACCTTTTCACCTGAAGGTAAAGTTGCTACAGAGTTTGTGCCTGGAGTTACAGTAATGTCACTATCAGCGGGTGATTTTAATATTACAACTCCTGAACCACCTTGCGCTGCACCACCACCTCCGCTACCACTATTATCAACACCGTCTTGATCATTTGCTGTTTGACCAGTTGGACCTACACTACTTGGAGTGGGAGAGTAAGCTCCTGTTCCACCACCTGCTCTATACACAGGTGATCCTGTAATTGAACTTGCCACACCGTCACCACCAGAATATCCTGGCACTCGATTTGTGTTAGATCTTGATCCTGGACTTGCATTCGCTCCAACACTACCAGCACCACCCCCACCCGCAGCTGTTAAAACTCCACCACTAGAAGAAGCTGATCCACCATCAAAACCTTGATTAGCAGTTCCTGAACCTCCTGGTTGAGTAGGTCCATTGTAAGCAGCACCACCTCCACCTGATCCTCCAGGTCTACCTGGTGTTTGTCCATCTCCTCCAGCACCACCACCTCCACCACCTATTGATGTTATAGGGGCTGCAGGGTTTGCAAAAACTGAATTACTTCCTGGAGCACCATACGCTCTTGGTGTTGGAGAAGGTGTTTGCCCACCTCCACCACCTATTGTAATACTGTAAGTCGTGTCGACTGTTATTGGTGATAAAGATTCAGCAGAGCCACCTCCACCAGATGATTCACCAGGAACTGATGATCTATAACCTCCAGCTCCTCCACCAGCTGGTCCGTTAGTACCTCCACCACCTCCACCTGCGATAACTAAAAATTGTGCACTAAATGGTGAGAGTGCAACAGATGGCCATGTTCCTTGTTGCTTGGCACTAAATTGACTTTGCATTGACCACACACCACTTGCTTTATTTAATTCTTTTACGACTACTACTCCTGAACCACCTGCTGCTCCAGTAGTTCCACAAAAACTTGCTCCACCTCCACCACCAGTGTTTGTTGTTCCTGCTGATCCAGAAGCTCCTTGAGAAGGGGGATGAGGACCACTTGAATTTCCTCCACCTGCTCCACCTCCACCTGGAGCTGCTGCTCCTCCTGGTTTTCCACAACTAGCGGCTCCTCCGCCTCCACCTGCAAATGTGCTAGATGATAATGGAGATGAGCTTGATCCAGCTCCACCTGGTCCAGCGCTGCTTCCACAAACATCATTACCACCTACTGCACCTGCTCCACCACCACCTCCACCACCAGCATAACCTGCACTAGTGCCTCCAGCTCCACCATTATTACCTTGACAAGCAGTGCCTGTTCCACCTGGGTAAGGGGTATTAGGGTTTGTTCTTCCCCCACCTCCGCCAGATCCACCTGGCTTACCTGTTCCCAGAGGTGCAGGCATGGAAGGTGAAGATGCTCCACCGCCACCACCACCGATTGCGTTTGTACATCCTATTGTTGAATTATTTCCTGAAGTACCACCTGTATTTGCTGGTGAGGGTTCACCTGCTCCACCAGCACCTACTGTGACTGAAAAAGGTCCTGTAACGGGTATTGAAGAGGCACACAAATAACCACCTCCACCACCACCTCCACCATTATCAGCTCCTCCGCCTCCTCCACCTGCAACAAGTAGAGCTTGAACTAATCTAGTTCCTGATTGAGTTGTATGAGTTCCTGTAGATGTAATAGTTGTAGTAGTATCTTTTCCAAACGAAGCCTTATTCGTTTTTCCAATTACTCCACCGTTTGCTGAACCAGATTTATTTCTGGGCATTGTGTCCTCCTATGCGGACACCCAAGCTGTGCCGTTCCAATCGTATTTAGTTTGTGGATCCGCTGTGTCGTCTGTTCTTGTTGCTTTCCAACCTTTGGTATTATCTGCATTGTACGAATCCTCGTCCCAATAAATCATGTATCTAACATCACCATCA